TTTTTCAATAATCTTGCGAACTTCATATACTTCTTCAGGACTCTTTGGCCTAAATTGCCATGAGAAATCAAATTTTCGGAGATCAATACCTTTAAAAAATGTTTCTATAAATTGATTTTCTGCTTGATTAGATACTTTATCTCTAGCTGCTTTTAAATCTCCACCTGCAGCTGCTCCGACCATACTAGTACCCAAGTCTCTCATTTCTCCAGCCATTTGCGCCATGAATCCTTGAATACCACCCCAAACACCACCTTCAAATCCATTCTGAACTCTACCCGCTGCTTCACCAATTTTTCCACCCAGTTCCGAATCAGCCCATTTTGGAGTATGTTGTGATGTAATACCTGTATTAGGCATATACAAAGTTATAGCATCAGCAGTTCGTTTAGTTATACTTTTTATGTTACTTGATTTCTGTTCTCTATGTATTACCTTATCTGTTTCTCCTGCTTTCCAAGTCCTTCCTTCTGCATTAAAACTTCCAGCTGTTCCAGCATTTGCAGCAAATCCCCTTTTATTATTTAATATCGATCTTTGAGCTTTCTCTTTGCCAGACATCCCCTTTGCGCCCGAAAAGTTTTGACTTGCTTCTGCTTTTGCATTTAGTTCAGATCTTTGTGTATCAGATGTAGATCCATATGCACTTTCGTTAGGAATATTAACATAGAACATCATATAATGTCCTAAATCAGTTCTAGTTTGAAGGTCAAGGGGATATGAAAGTGTAGAATAGGCATATTTCCCTTCTACTTCCATATGTGATAATGGATTATTGGTAATACTGGAAGCACTACCACCACTTGGTGAAGCCGGGGTAACTGTATTTTTTGGTGCTAAACCAAATCGCCTCATAGATTGGGCTATAAAATTTTGCATAAATATTCCTATGTGAAGTCTTTCTAAGTATTTATATGAACTACAAGGGTAAATTTCGTCCCACTAATCGACAAAAGTATAAAGGGGATATTACTAATATTATTTATAGGTCTTTGTGGGAACGTAGTTTCATGAGACATTGTGATAATGACCCTGGCATTGTTGAATGGGGCTCAGAAGAACTTATAGTTCCTTATATCTCACCATTGGATAATAAACAGCATAGATATTTTCCTGACTTTTATATTAAGACAAAAAATGGTGATAAGTTTATGATAGAGATTAAACCAAAAAAATTCACTAAACCACCTAAACCGAAAAAGCGAGTCACGAAAGCTTATATGCACGAAACTAAAGAGTGGCATCGTAATCAAGCAAAATGGAAAGCTGCAAGAAGTGTATGTAAGGAGCTTGGGTGGAAATTTCAAATATTAACAGAAGATAACCTTAAAACGACTAAATATATGCATGGCCGATAGCGTAGTAACAGATTTCTTATCATCAGTAAGTGCAAAGAGTAAAAAAGCTGTAGAGTGGTTTAAATCTATAGTTAGTAAAACTCGTAGAGCTGCATTTCCAGCAGCAACTGCAAGAGATGAAATTATACAAGATAGAAATGTTGGAATTGACAATACACCTAAACTTGGTAGACTATATTTATTTCAATATGATGCTAAGTTGAAAGATGTATTGCCATATTGGGATGTATGGCCTTTAATTTTTCCTTTTGATTATGCAAACAATGGATTCTATGGAATCAATTTGCACTATCTTCCACCAAATGATCGTATAAATTTAATGTTACGATTAATTAAAAGTGCTGGTGCTGCTAGAAAAATGGATGAAAATTATAGGTTAAAATTATCATATAACATTATAACAAGTTTTAAACCAGCAAGACCTTGTATCAAACGATATTTATTTAGTCATGTTCAGGGAGCAGGATTTTATGGTATTAGTGGTAATGATTGGAGTTATGCAGCTTCACTACCACTACAAAAATTTAAAGGTGCAGGGACAGGAACAGTTTGGTCAGATTCAAAACAATATTATTAAGGTAAAATATGGCACTATTTAGAAACGGTGTAAAAGTAGGAAAATTTGATGTTCGTACTGGTATTTCAGGAGAACGAGCTAAAGGAATTCTTAGAAAAGCTGGTATCATTGAAGATGATAAAGGTAGGGGGAAATACAAAAAGGATGCTAGAGGTGAAGTTCAAACTATTCGTTCTGTCGTTGGAAAAGCTGAAGGTTTTCAAATCCCTGCGAATTTTAAGGTAAAATTTCAAATTCCTCAAGGTATAGATCAACAAACCTTTACAGCACAAGGGCCTGCTGGAAGATTTGGTTCATCACCATCTGGTTCAAATAATGGTAAAGTACAAACTGGTGGTTTAGATTGGCGTACTCATATAATGAATAAATCATCCAATACAGAATTTACTAACTTATGGCATAAAGCTCAATGGTCATCATCTACCTTGTGGAAAAAAGCTAGTAATCAAGAATATAAAAGACAAGAACAGAAAATGGATCTGTTTTGTAGTAAAGTATCAATACCAGATAAATCATTTAATCCTGCAGCCAATCGAATATATAACCATCCTCAATTTATGCCACAAAGTATTCAATATGGAACACTTTCGACTGAGTTTTATTGTGATGGTACTATGGACATCAAGAATTATTTTGATGCGTGGCAAAAACTAATTTATAATGACCTAACAGGAAATTTCAATTTTTATAAAGAATATGTTGCTGAGTTTGATATTTTTACTCGTACAACTCTTTCAGCAGGAGCTAGTATTGGTGGTGCTCAAAAAAATCAATCTGGTTTAGGGGATAATATGGCTGATACAATTAGTGATGCTATAAAGGAAGGTACGACTGCATTTAACGAAGCAACAGGGGTGGATGACCCTAGAAGTGAAGCACAAGCACAAAACAAAATACCTAAAGTTGATTTTAGAGAAAGTTATGGAGTTAAAATATTTAATTGTTGGCCCCAATTAGTGTCAGCAATAGAACTCAGTCATGATGGAGGTGGAAGCATTGCTACATTTACTGTAACATGGCAATATGAGAAATGGAGTCCCTTCAAGATGGGTAATGTTGGGAATCGTAGTACTATTAATCTTGCAGTAGGAGAATTTAGAAACGAAAAGGATGGTTTTCCATTCATAGAAGATCTACCACCAGAGTTATCAGGCCCATTAACTGGTGCGATAGGTCAAGGAATAAATACAGGCCCCCTATCAAAGGCTTCAAGTTTATTTGGATAATTTTAACATTAAAATAGTGAGAATATTATGAGTTTACCAAAAATTAATACGCCGGAGTATAAGCTAAACATACCCTCAACTGATGAGGAAATTACTTATAGACCATTTCTCGTAAAAGAGGAAAAACTTTTATTAATTGCACAAGAAACAGGAGATGAAAAAGCACAATATATTGCAATTCAAAATCTTATTAAAAATTGTGTAACACAAGAAATAGCAGTTGATAAACTGCCAATGTTTGATTTAGAATATATTTTTCTAAATATACGAGCAAAATCTGTTGGAGAGATTGCTAAATTAAAAATAATTTGTCCCGATGATGAAAAAACAACAGTAGATGTTGAAGTTGATTTAACTAAAATCAATGTTGAAATGGATGAGAAACATGATGCTAGAATCCAATTAACAGATAATATTGGAGTTTTAATGTCATATCCAACTATGGATCTTGTTGAAGAGCATGCTGTTAATGATACTCCCAATCCAACTCAGCAATTATTTAAAATGGTTGCAGAGTGTATATTTCAAATTTGGGAAGGTGAGGAAGTACATGATGCTTCAGATTATTCATATACTGAGAAAACGGATTTCTTAGAAAGTTTAAGTCATGAACAATTTGAAAAAATTCAGAACTTCTTTGAAACTATGCCTACACTAAAACATGAAATAGAAGTGACAAACCCTAATACAAAGGTAAAATCAACAGTTACCTTAAAGGGTATACAATCTTTTTTCGGGTAGCCCTTTGTCACATAACTTTGGGAATGTATTTTGACACTCTGTTTCAGATGACCCAATTACATAATTGGAGCTTATCTGATATGGAGAATATGTTGCCGTGGGAAAGGGATATTTATGTTGATAAATTAATTGAACATATTAAAGAAGAAAACGAAAAAGTAAAAGAACAAAATAGGAAAAATCAATATGGCTGAAGAAATTTGGAAACCAGTAGAAAAGGCAGTTAAAGAGGTAACTGAAGGTATTGCACAGTTAGCTGCAAAAAGTGAAGATTGGAATAAACAATCATCTAAAGAACAAATTGCAGCTATAGAAAGTCTTGAAAAAGAATTTGAGGATAGTGAATCTACAAGTTTCAAACAGTTTGAAAAATTTCGTGAAGATTTTGCAGATAGTGGAGCCGAATCTATTAAACAATTTAAGGAATGGCAAAAAGATGCAAAAGATTCTGCACTTGACCGAAAGAATAAACAAAATAAAGATACAAGAGCTGCTTGGGAT